GGGGCAAGGCGTTTGAGCGGCTGATACGTGACCTTGAAGCGGCGGGCGCGCCGGCAGATTTCTTCCGGGGAAAATGTTATCAGGAAGTTTTGCGCGACATTGCGGATGTGCTTCAAATCGAGAAGCTGGCAAACGAAGCCGCGCGGATGGTTGCAGGCATCGCCGCCGACCGCAGCAAGAGAGATGTTGACGCATGAACGATTACGAGAAGCTGATGCAGGCGGCAGAATTTGTGCGTAAGTATCTGGAAGAGTACTGTGGCCTGAACGTAGAGATACGGATATCCCGCGACCGCGTGGACGTTCTGCGCTGCGAGTTCGGCATCCCGTTCAGCCGGACGATACCGGACGAAAAAGATGAATAGCCGAAACAGCCCTTCGGGGCTGTCGTGCGGGGGCTGACCGCCCCGTGCTTGATAATGGCAGGTCAAGGCAGGTGAGTTTTTTGAGCATCATATTAGGAGTGCAAGACCTATCATCCTTAACGGGGGTGAGTCCCCAGTACATCAGACGTTTAGCTAAGAACGGGAAACTTCCCGCAGACATCTTCACAAATACAAAAAACCGTCAAGAGTATGCTTTTTCATTAGCGGCTCAGCCGAAGGATATACAGGAAAAGTACTACGCCCGCCAGCGAGCGGAGCTGGCGGCCCCGGCGGATGCTTTGTCTGCCTCCACAGCCAAGGCGCTTAAACCGTTCGACTGCTACACCGAAGCGGAACGGGAGGAGATCGTGTTCTGGAAGCGGGTGCTGGCGGACTGGGAAAAATACCGGCAGCGGGGCGGAATGAACGCCGCAGAGCTGGACAAGCGGTTCCTTGCGTATCTGGCGCTTGAGTATCCGGAGCAAAAGCTGAGCATCGCCACGCTGTACCGGAAACGGAAAGCGCTGGCGGAGGGCGACCTGGACGGCCTGGTGGACGGACGGGGCAAGGGCCGCAAGGGCAAGCGCAGCATGGCGGAGCCTGTGTGGACATTTTTCCGCGGCGCGCTGCTGCAGGAAACAAAGCACATGGATATCCGCGAGGCGATGCGGCAGACGGAAGAACACTTCCAGCTGACGGACCCGGACATGCTCCCCCTGCCCTCGTACAGTACGTTCCGGCGCAGGGTGCTGGAGGATATCCCGCCGCAGGTGCTGTGCCTGGGCATCTACGGTGAAAAGGCGCTGAAGGATGAATTTGTCCCGTTCGTGCGCCGTGACTATAACCCCATGAGCAGCAACGAGTGGTGGGTGGCCGACAACCACACCTTCGATGTGCTGACGCTCGGCCCGGACGGGAACAAGCACCGGCTGTACTTAACGGCGTTCATCGACGCGCGCAGCGGTATTTTCACCGGATGGCACGTCACGGAAACGCCCAGCGCATACGCGGTGCTGCTGGCGCTGCGGCGCGGCATCCTGGAACGCGGCATCCCGGAAAACATCCTGACGGACAACGGCAGCGACTTCTGTGCCTGGGACGTAGGAGGGCGCGGGCACCGCAAAAAGAACGCGAAGGCCGAGGCCAACCGCCCGCCCACCATCATGGAGCATCTGGGCATCGGATTCCACACGGCGCTGCCGAAAAACGCACAGGCAAAGCCTGTGGAACGGAAGTTCCTGGACGTAAAAGGCCAGTTCAGCCGCCTGTGGGCGACGTACACGGGCGGCAATGTGACGGAAAAGCCCGAATGCCTGAAAAAGGTGCTGAAAAAAGGCCGTGTGCCCACGGACGCGGAGTTCATCGAGGCGGTCGACACGCTGATCCGCGGATTCTTCAACATGCAGCCGTACAGTGGCCCCGTGGCAGCGGACCGGAAATACATCCGCGAGGACGTATACGCCATGCGGATGGGCGTGCTCCGCAAGCCGGCCACGCCGGAGGACCTGCGCCTGATGATGATGCGCACGACGCGACCGCAGACCGTGGGCCAGCGCGGCGTCAAAATCAAGGTGGGCGGCGTGGACCTTGAGTATTTCACACAGGATTTCCTGTGGGAGTGGCAGAAGAAAAAGGTATATGTGCGGTACGACCCGGACCATCTGGAAAAGTGCTATGTATACGACACAGACGGCAACCGGTTTATCTGCGAGCTGCCGCTGGACCAGCGCCTGACGATGGAATGGGGCGCAACGGGCGAGGAAGTGGCGGAGGCCGCACGGTATGTGCGCCAGTACACCAAACGCACCAAAGAAGCCACGGAGGCCGCGCGCGTGCCGGGCCTGGACCAGCAGGCATTGATGGAAAACCGGCTGGCGGCGGCGCGGCAGCGCATGGACGGGTACACACCGCCCAAATCCAGAGCGCCGATCCGGCTGGTGCGGGCAGAGGATATGAACACGGAGCCGCTGCAGGCAGCAGCCAGCGGCGCGGGCGCGGACGTTTTTGTCCTGGCACGCGCGGCGGAGCGGCGAAACAAAGAAACGGAGGAATGACACAATGGCAAACGAACAGCTTCGGGAACGGTTGGCGCGCTACATCGACCAGTACAAGGACGATAAGGAATCCGGCGTCAATATGGGCACCGTGGGCCTTGCAATGGGCTACAAGAGCGGCGCGGCGGTCGTATCCGCCTATCTGTCGGGGACATACAAGGGGCGCGTGGATACTTTGGAGGCGCGTCTGGAGGAATACTTCCGCAACGTGGAGGCGCGGACGGAGCAGGACAGCAAGCTGGCGGACATCCCGATGCCGAAGGAATATGTAAAGCTCTCCATCTCGGAGCGCGTATTCACCAGCATCCGGCTTGCCCATATGCGCGGCAGCATCGTGGCGGTGGTTGGTGATTCCGGTATCGGGAAGACCAAGGCCGCGCTGGAATACAACAGCGTGTACCCCAGCTCCAGCTATTACCTTGAGGCGACGCCTGTAAACGGGAATCTGCGGAGCTTCCTGCGGGCCCTGTCCGCGGAAATGGGGCTCCCGGACGGCGGGAGCAATCTGGACCTCGAAAACCGCATCAAGGAGCATCTGCTGGGGATGAACAAAGTGCTGATCATTGACGAAGCACAGAACCTGAAGTTCACAACCATGGAAATGCTGAAAAGCTGGAGCGACGGCGACCAACGCAAAGGGCTGAAGGGCGCGGGGCTGGCGCTGATCGGCAACCCGGACATTGAAAGCCAGATGCAAAGCCCGAAATACGACCGCCACCGCAACCGCAGGGTACACGTTGAAAAATGCTGGCGGAACAGTATCACAAAAGACGACGTGCGGCTCCTGTTCCCCGCGCTGGCGAAAGAGGGGCACGAAAAGGAGTTTGACCTGATGTACGGCATGTGCCGGAGCTGGAGCGCTGTGCGCGGCGCGGTGTATGCATATATCAATGCAGCGGACAGCTGCCGCGAGAGCGGCGTGGAGATGGATTACAATGCTCTGTTTAAACAGGCGCAGACCATTAACCCGACGATCGGCGCGGGACGGATTTAAAACGGGTTACAGGGGGATTAAACGGATGTTTAATAGGATGAAAGCAGTTGTGACTTTCGCGGCCGGAGCCGTGGCGGGGCTGATGCTGGCGGCGTGTCTGACGGTGCAGGGCTCCCGCCCTGGCGTATTCGGCGGCGAAGCCCTTATCCTGCCGCTGCTGGCGCTGCTGCTGTATGTGGGCTACGAGGCCGGGCGGCTGTCCACGCTGGCGCAGGCGGAGCAGCGGCGGCGCAAGCGCAGAGCCGGGCCGCCGTACCGGGTGGAGCAGAAAACCGAATAACGGGGCCATCTGGCCCCGCCGTAATGCAGCCGCGCCGATGGCGCGCCGGTCACAAGCCCGGAAAAATGCAGAGTGCGGCGAAGGAGGTGAAGCAGGCCGTGACGAAATATGAGTGGTACAAAGCGCACGGGATATGTCCAACTTGCGGCTGCAGAGATGCTGCCCCTAGACGGGTGCAGTGTCCGGAATGTCTCGAAAAAGAGAGGCTGAAAGCAGTGCAGAGACGGAAAAAGGAAAGCCCGGAGCAAAAAGAATGCCACAATCGGCACCGCCAGCGAAGAACAGACCTGCTGCACGCCTTCGGCGTCTGCGTAAGATGTCAGCGGCGGGACGCTGCCCCCGGACGCGCACAGTGCACGTACTGCCTTGCCCGCAGCCGCCGGTACATGCAGTCCCGGTTGAGGGAGAAAGGCGTCATGCCGCGGGACATGCTGGGATGGCCGGGAATATGCAGCCGATGCGGAAAGCCGACAAATACGCAGGAAGCGCACAAATTGTGCCCCGCATGCCGGGAAGCATCGCAGCATGCCATGGAAATTGCCCGCAACAGCCGCACAGAAAAGAATTGGTTTGCGCGCACGCACTCGCTCATGGCATGGGGCAAACCATAGGAGGTGGAAACAACGGAAAAGCACGAAGAAAAGGCGTCGGAAATTCTGGCTCGCGCCGCGAAGTTGCTGAACGACGCCTCAAAAGTATACGAAGCAAATTTCGAGCTGATGAAAGAGCAGGACGCCCTGCAGCAGGATCTGCTGCATAAGCTGGAAATCGAAAATCTTACGCGGGATGAGCGTGCGAAGCTGGCTACAGAGCTGCGCGACTGCCGCAGGCTCCGGCGTAAGTACAAGGACGTTGTGGAGGAGCTGGAGCCCATTGCAGGGTATTGCGGGACCGCAGCCGGCATGCAGGCGGTAAAGCAGTTGTCCCGGTTTGTGGGCGAGCTTCGGAAGGTGGAAAACTACCACCAGAACCGGCACTACGTCCCCAGATCCGGGCGTGTCAAAGGAGAAAGTCAGGATGCTGAGTGAACAGGATAAAAGCGAGATCCGGAAGTCGTATAGAAACGCAATCGACCCGCGCCAGCAGGTAAAATCCTGACGCAGCTGTATCTTGTGAGCCGGGAGGAAATTCTGGACATACTGGGGCCGCTTTCCAAGTCTGCCCGCCCAAAACCGAGCCGGAAGGGCCAGCCGAGACGCATCTATGCGCCGGAGTTCAAGGCAGAGGCAATGGAGCGCCTGCGCTCCGGAGAATCTTTCCGGCGGGTGGCTGAAGATATGGGCGTCAATGTGCAGACGATGGCCACCTGGGCCTATCAGGTACGAAGAAAGGAACGAGAGAAAAATGCCAAACTGTAAGTTTTGCGGCAATCCCGTAATATCCACACGCGTGATGCACGCGCACTGCTGGGAGCAGAAAGTCATGGAGCTGATGGAAACTATCTGTGACAGCTATTGCCGCTGGCCGTTGGAATGCAGGAGTTCCGAAGAGCTGGAGGAAAATCACTGTAACGACTGCGTGCTGATCCAAGCGCTCAACCTCGGGCTCTAACGTCCGAGGTTCATGCGGAGCCGCGGCCCAGGAGGGACGGCGTGGCTGGTCGTAACGGCAGCTCCGCACCAAAAGCCCCGCCCGGGACGAGAAAACCGGGCGGGGGTCTTTAAAGGAATATGGCACGGCATGGCTTACCGTACCACATGTACAGGATACCACGGCCCGGCGGCCGTTTCAACTCTGTTTTTTTAGGAGCGTGACAGGATTGAACATTCATCAATGGCGCAGCTTGCGCCGGAACCGAAGATGCAGGTACTGCGCACATTCTCGTGTCTTTCATGGCCGAGATGGAAATCTCTATTTCTGCGAGGCCAAAGGAAAGCTCGTGTATGAGGGCCTGCCCCGTTGGCTCTGCCAAGTATACACGGTGAAGGAGGATTTCTGATGACGTTGAAAGATTGTACTAAGGCGGAACTACTGTGGATTATCGACCGGCTGCGCAATCGTGGTTTGTATCGGCTGGATACTATCATCGCCATTGCTTTGAACGATCTGGAATATCAGCGTGAACAAAAGAAGCTGAATGAAGCCGACCGATTGAATGAGGAGTCCGCACGACTTCGGCAACAGGCGGCGGAGCTGTTGACGCCATACGAAGGCAAGCCTATCCTGGACATCCCGGCAGACGTGCTTGACCATGCGTCTGCCATCCTTGAGGAAGCGCAGGCACTGGAAGAGAAGTGGAACAGGCTCATGAAGGTGTGAGAAAAGTGTTACATGATGTAGAACAAGGAGGACGCAATGAGATACCGGTATACAGTAGAGCTCACGGTGGATGAGCTGGATTTTTCTGCCACGGAGGCGGAGCACCTGCGTGCAGCGCTCCGGGAAGCTGCTGAAGAATATGCCACAGGCGAAGTAAAAGTTCTGTGCGAGGACGGCTGGTGCATCGAAAAGAATGACGCGCGCATCCGCGCCGCGCTGCTGAACATGATGAAAGGGGTGCGGGAAGATGCCTGACGCATGGCTGTGGACGTGGGAAACCTCTTTGGGTGTATTGCTGGGCATCATCATCTTCGATGGGATGCGGTGGCTCATCAACGCGCTGCCGGGCCTGCGGGACTGGTTGGCGGATTGGCGGCTCGAGCGCCGGAACCGGAAAGCGATCCGCCGGCTGTGGCGCGCATACGGGCGCAAGCCTCCGCACGGCCTGTAAAAAACAAACGTGGGCGCTTTGGTACGGCGGCGAAAAGTACGCACCAGTGGAAGAGGCCAAAGTAAAACAGAAAATGCCGCATCCGGGGCTGTGCCCCGGCCGTAATGCAGCCCCCTGTCCTTTCGGGCCGGGGCCGGTCCCAAGCCCGGAAAATGCAGAGGGCGGAATTTTGAGAAAGGATGTGGATACATATGGCAAGAAAAAAGCTGCACCGGGAGCCTGTGCTGAAGGACTGGGCGGAAGTGAACGACGCGCTGCGCAGCATCCACGAGTACGAGCACGCGCTGACGGAGATGGGCGTGGACATGTCGCGGCGCATCGACGCCGTGAAGGCTGAATACACCAAAAGCGCGGAGCCTTTGCAGAAGCGTGTCAAACAGCTGGAAACGGACGTTCAGGAGTATGTGGAGGCACACCGGGAAGATATGGCCGGGAAAAGCCGCCAGCTGACGTTTGGGCGTGTAGGGTTCCGGCAGTCCACGCGGCTGATTTTGGCGAACGCGAAGGTCCCGCAGGCCATCGCCACGCTGCTGGCCATGGGCCGCAGGGAGCTTGTAAAAACAGAGCAGAAGCTGGACAAAGAGGCGCTGAAGCAGCAGCCGGAGGAAGTTTTGGAGGCTGTGGGCGCGTATCTGAAAACCACGGATGAATTTTTCTACGACACGGGCGACGCCGTGCCGGAGGAGTAACAAGGAAGGAGGAGCAGCCATGAGCGCTCGGAGACAGGAAAAAGACGGGATAAAATACATCTATGCGCTTGGCCGGGAGCTTGGTTTGTCTGATCCGGCGCTGGGCCATGACGATGACTTGCATGTCCTGGTGGAAGGCGTCACAGGCTGCTCATCCATTAAAGCCCTCTCGGAGGCTGAAAAGGAAGCCGTTATCCGTGAGCTGCTCCGCCGCAAGGCCGCGGCGGCACCGGAAACGCTGCACAAGAGCAAAAAGCCGCGTCATTACGATGAAACGCCGGGCCGCATGACGGCCAAACAGCAGAAATACGCCTGGTTCCTCATGAGCGAGCTTGAAAAGTATGACCCGGCGCCGGACGGCGTAGCGCTGCGCTACCGCCTGAGCGGCCTCATCACCAAACAGTTCCGCGTGACCAGCTTCCCGGAAGATCCGTTCCGTTTTCTGACCTGCGCCCAGGGCGCTGCCTTGATCAACGGCATCAAGCGGATGGCTGAGGCTGCCGAGCTGAAATACCTGCACAGCGACCGATACCTCCGGGATGCAGAGGTGGTGCAGCATGAATGTTGAGCTGCTGGAACTGCTGGAGCTGGATGACTTGCAAGGTGAGGCGCGTGAGCTGGCGGAGTGCATTGGAATGGACGCTTTCCGGCGGCTGCTGGAACGTTATGGCGGTACCGGAAAAATGTATATTCCACAGCCGGACAAGGTAGTGATCCCTGTGCGAGATGTGCTGATCCGCCGGGAGTACAACGGATACAACACCTATGAGCTGGCGCGCAAGTGGAAGCTGAGCGACGCATATGTACGGCAAATCGTCAAGGATAAGGCGGCGGAGATCCGCCGGGCACCACCGGATGGGCAGCTGACATTTGACGACCTCCCGCAGAAAATTGGGAGAAATAGTTCACCTGAACAGTCTATAAAAGATAAGGTATGATGAACTCACAACGAGGGCATCGTGCCTTATCTTTTTTGTATTTACGGAGGAAACCGCAATGACGTTCGACGCCGGGACATGGTGGCTCATAACGATCATCGTGACAACGGTGGTGGGGCTGGTAGGATTTCTGTTCGGCCGTTCGGTGTTCCGGCAGCTGGATGAAAACCGTGCGGACATCAAGCAGGTGCGGGAAAATTACACACCGCGCGACGATCACCAGAAGGACCTGGAACGGCTGCGCACGGCGCACCAGAAAGACGTTGAAGCGCTGCGCCGTGAAATGAAGGAGATGCGTACAGAGATGCGCACGGAGATCCGGCAGATGAGCGACGATGTGAAAGACATCAAGGAAAATTGCATCCGGCGCGAGGAATTTGTTTCGCACCAGCTGAAGCTGGAGAACAAGCTGGACCGTCTGATGGAGTTCATGATGAAGCAGGGAGGCAACTGAGATGGACGAAAATGAACTGCGCCGGAAGATGCAGGCCGGCGAGCTTGCAGCCAATAACGGGACTGTGATGCGCACGCTGGCCATCGCGGGCTGCGATTTCAAATTTTTAAAATTGAAGGGCCTGCTGCTGGCGCTGGCGGGCGGCATGGATCGGATGGCACTGTGCAGCAGCATCAACTACCTGGCGGACAGCGGATACCTGCAGGTACGCTGCATTGAGGACAAAGCCCCGTCCAGCGTTTCGGACGCAGAGCTGGAGGATCTTGAGGTCAAGCTGACGCCGCGCGGCATCCAGCTGCAGCGCTGCGTGAAGAAAGACCCGCTGGTGGATATGTAGGAGGGCTTGAGGATGCGCGGAAAAAACAGGAGCCGCAGCACCATATCACAGCTGCCGCCCGAGGTCCGCGACGTTGTGGACGAGATGGTAAAGGCGACGAATACATGCACGCTCTCGGATATCCAGAAGTATCTGGCGTCGCTGGACGTCACACTGAGCCTGCAGGCGATCAGCACCTACAGCAGAAAGCTGCTGGCCTCGCTGGAGGATATCCGTGTGACAAACGAGCGGATGAACGCCATGGTGCGGGAAGCGGCGAAGTATCCGGAGCTGGATTTTTCCGAGGTGATCAACCGGGTGGCGGGGCAGAAGATCCTGGACGCCATCCTGTCGAAGCCGGACGAAGAGTGGAACGATATCGCGCTGGATAAGCTGCTGCGGGAGATGAATGCGCAGACAAAAGCCGTGGCGTACGCCCGCAGGCTGGACGTCCAGAGCAAGGATGACACGCAGGCCGCCGTGGGCGAGCTAAAGGCGGAGTTCTTCAGTGCCTTGGGTACGGAGCATCCGGAGCTGTACCGGCAGCTTGTGGCGGCGCTGGAGCGCCGGCAGAAAGGGGCGCAGCGCGGATGAACTGGTACGTGCTGCAGGTCATGACCGGGACGGAACGGGACGTATGCACGGCGCTGCGGCGCAAGGGTGTGTGTGCCCGCGCCCCGGCCCAGCGGATGGAGATACGGCGGCGGGGCCGGTGGCAGAGCGAGGACCAGCATCTGCTGCCGGGATATGTGTTCGTAGGCGCGGAATACACGGCGGCGCTTTTCCATGTTGTTTCCCCTGTCCCTGGCGTCATCCGGTGGCTGGGTCTGGAGCGCGGAGAGCCGCAGGCGCTGGACACACGGGAGGCGCTGCGGTGGCGGTTGGACAGCACGGAAACGCTGGAACCCAGCCGGGTGCTGTTTCGTGCGGACGGCACATGGCATGTACTGGACGGGCCGTTGGCGGCGTTTGCAGGCTGCCCGGTGCGAATGGAGCGGCGGCAGCGCCGGGCGTATGTGACGGCGGAGCTGGGCGGCGTAGCCCGGCGGGTGCGGTTCGGCGTTATCCCCGTGATGGAGGGCAGCGGACCATGAAGCGGAGGCGGGACCCGCGGCGGGAGCTGGCACGGAAGCTCTCCGGCGCGAAGCTGAAGGAGCCGCCGGAGCTGTGCACGCGGTGCGTGTGGGCGATGCGGGAGAGCGGCCGCCCCGTCTGCCCGTTCCCCCGCTGCGTGCGGCGCAGTACATCATGAAACCTCGTTGAAAACCTGTTTTTAAGCAGGATTTTAAAAAGCTTTTAAAGCGACAAGAAAACCGGGCGTGAAACAGGGTCGATTCGTCCCCTGCGGATTGCCCGGCGGGCATAGCAGCAAAAAACCGGGCGGAAACGGCCGGATGGCGAAGCGCGCCCGGCGAAAAACGGATGCTGCATCCCGCCGCTATGACATATATGCTTTTAAGCCCGGAATAAATGCTTTTAAGAGCTTTTAAAAGAGCAAGGATATATCCAAGCCATATATAAACATAAAACGGCGTACAGGCCCTTTGCGGGGCCTGTTTTTTCGTGCCGGAAAGGAGCAGCGCATGAAAAGGACCCCTCAAAGCAGCATAACCGCCCTTTTAGAGGGCGTTGAGCAGGCAAAACTGAAAAAGGAATTTAACATTTTAAAAGATTTAAAAACGCTGCACGCACAGTATACCAAGATAAACAAGCGGGACTATCTTGCGCTGCTGGATAAGCTGGTGGAAAAATACAGCACGGACGAAGCGGCAGTGATCCACGCGGCACTGCTGAAAAAATGCCAGGCCGGCGATATGGACGCGATCCGGCTGTGGACGGAGCTGCAGAAAGAGAGCGGCAGCGGCGCGGCGGAGGTGAACATCGTTGACAGCATATAGCCGCCCGGCGGT